TGGAGATGACCACCGAAATAGGCGGCAGCGAGGAAGGGGCCGGCGATGGCAGCGATTGAGCAGGCGATGGTCTCGAAGATTCTGAACTCGACGACCAGCGCGACAGCGTTCACCACCCTGACGACCGGTTTCAAGGTGCGTCTGAACTCCACCGCCTCAACCGCGTCAGCCGCGGGTACGGAGATCGCCAGCGGTGGCGGATACACGACGGGTGGGCAGACCAGCACGGCGCCGTTTGCGTCGACGTCCTCGGCCGGGTCGGCTGTGACGATCCCGCACACCGCCGTACTCACCTGGACGAACTCGTCCGGCGGCGCCTGGTCGATCGTCTCGCTGGACCTGACCGACGGCGCCGGGGTCCGGACCTGGTTCGGCAACTTCAACGGCCAGCCGATCAGCGTGGCGAGCGGCAACACGTTCCAGATCGCGCTGGACGCCATCTCCATCAGCCTAACCTGAGGGGGATCTCATGCCACTTCGTCAGACCTACTGCAACGTCCTGAACGATCCGCAACTGGTCGCGGTCACCTCGGACACGTTCACCGGCCCGCAGGATCTCGTCCAAGGAACCCACTCGGCCGGCGCGCAGCCCTGCGTGATCCCGGTGAACTACCTGAAGCCGGGCACGGTTCTGCGCACCGAGGCGTTCGGGTCGTTCTCCACCACGGGCACGCCAACGCTGGTCTTCGGCGTGTACTTCGGCACCACCGCGCTGGCGGTGAACGTCGCGTTGACCACGGCGTCGGGTGCGGCGACGCTGCCGTGGCGACTGCGGACCACCACGCACGTGCGGTCCACCGTTTCCAACACGGCGGTCGTCACGATGACGCAGGGCGAACTGTGGTACGGCACCACGCTGACCGCGGTCACGCAGATTCCCATCCCCGGTGTCGCGATGGCGACGGTGAACGTCGACAACAGTTCGGCGCAGCCGTGGGCGGTGAAGGCCACGTACAGCGCGTCGAATGCGTCGAACATCGTGGTTCTGCACGGCTGGCTCGTCGAAGAGGTCACCCAGATCTAGGGAAGAGGCAGGCGTGCCCGCACTCAACGGTGAGATCATCTCAACTCTGCGGGACGGTAACGGTAACACCGTCATCGCGGTGGCCATCTTCTACGATCCGACCACCCGGCTCCTGCGCGACGGTACGTACGTCACCGTGCAGGACGGCACGAAGACGGGCGCCATCGTCGCGGACAACACCACCGCGAACTCCATCACGGTGGTGCTGACCAACGCGCAGGGCGCCTCCCGCAACGTGAGCGTCCCGGCGCACGGCCGGGCGTTGACGGCCGCGCAGTTGGCCGCGTTGCCGAACCCGGTCACCACCCTCGACGACGTCAACGGGTTCACGTTCCAACTCGGCTGAGTAGGGGGCGGCCGTGGCCTTCTCGGCGGTCCAACGCATAGCCAAAGGCGCGAACGCCGCATCCATCTCTATCGGTGCCGGGGACGGGTGGGCCACCCCGACCACCGGCAACCTGTTGGTTGTCAGCGCGAACTCCGACGCTACCGTCACGATCACCGGCACCTGGACGGCTGGGCCGTCGGTCGTCGACGGGAACGGTACCTACATCTGGTACCGGATCAGCGACGGTACCGAGTCCACCGTCACCTGTACGCCGTCGGTGTCGGACACCATCGCCATCACGGCGTGCGAGTACAGCGGGAACACGGCCACACCGTTCGACGTCTCCAACACGTCGACAATCGCCGGGTCGGCCGGTACCACCACCACGGCCGTGTCGGTCACCACCACAGCCGACGCTGACCTCGTCATCGCGGCGGCGTGCACCCACACCCCGGGTAGTACGGCGCCGACCAGCCCGAGCTGGACGAACAGTTTCGTCAACCAGCTCACCGCCACCTCCGGCGGGTCGCTGGCGATCGAGACCGTCACCTTCTACGCCGAACTGATCGCCGGCACGGCTGGGGTCTACTCCACGTCGGCGTCGTGGACGAACGACGCGAGCGACCGGCAAGAACTGGTCATCGCGTTCAAGGCCGCAACGGCAACACCAGATTCCCCGAACCCGCCGCCCTTCTACATCGTTGTGCCGGGACGTGGACTGGTCCGGCCCGGCCAGTTCAACCGCGTCCCGCCGGCGTTCTCCACCGACGCCGTCACAACGGTCAACGGCGATGCGGCGCTAACCGGCGCGGGTGTTTTCGCCAGCCCGGCGACCCAAGGTGCCCCGGCGTCACCCACCGGCGCCGGGACTATGACGGCCGCGGCGACGCTGAACGGCTCCGCAGGCCTCACCGGTGTCGGGACTCTGGCAGCGGCTGCCGTACAGCAAGCCGGATCGTCCTCCGCTGGTGCTGGTGCGCTCACCGCGACCGTCACACAGCTGGCCACCACCGCCCTGGCTGGGGCTGGGGTTGTCAACGCCACCGGCGCGTCAGGCGCGATTCAAGGTGTCGCAACCCTCGCCGGTGCGGGCGCCATCTCGACGGCCGCGACACAGGGCGCGACAGGCGCGCTGGTCGGGGCCGGCACGCTGTCGGCGGCCCCCACCCAGAACGGCAAGGCCACCCTCGCGGGCGCTGGGGCGTTGTCAGCTAGCACGGCGGACTTCTCTGTCGCCGGAATCCTGACCGCCACCACGACCGTCCCGCAGTTGAGCCCAGCCACCGCCGGTTCACGTCTCAGCCCAACCACGTCGGGAGGTGACGCGTGATCTACGACATCGGGGACAAGGTCAAGCTGTCCACGGTCGTCAAGGACGACGCCGGGGCGCTGGTCAACACACCCACTCTGGTCATCGCGGTGACCAAGCCCGACGGGACCGCGGTCACCCCAGCCCCGACGGTGACGAACACCGGCGCGGGTGGGGTATACACCGCGTCCACAACGGTGGACCAGGCTGGCACCTGGACGTACGTGTGGACCGCGTCCGGCTCCGTCACGGCTGTTGAGCCAGGGCAGTTCACCGTCCGTTCGCAAAGCGTGTACGTGGTCAGCCTCGAAGAGTTCAAGGCGCAACTGAACAAGACCGACCCGGCCGACGACCTAGAACTGCGGTCCTACCTCGCCTCCGCGACGCGGTACGTCGAGCACCGCATCGGCGGCCCCGTGTCGGTGCAGACGTTCACCGAACGGCAGTTCATCATCGGACAGACCGTCATCCCGCGCCGGCGGCCATTGGTCTCGGTCACGTCGATCACACCGGACTTCACGACCACCCCGCTCGCGTCGACGAGTTACACCGCCGACACCGACCTGAACCAGATCTTCTTCTACTACCTCGTTTACACGGGCTGGCACACGATCGTCTACAAGGCCGGGCAGCAGCAGGTCAACGAAAACGTGAAGCTCGCCGGGTTGATCATCGGCCAGCACCTGTGGGAGACCCAGAACGGATTCGCTGGCCGCCGCAACACCGATGACCTGATCCAGACCGGGATGGGGTTCGCTGTGCCTCGGCGCGCCGAGCAATTGCTGGCACCGGAAGAGATGGCTGGGGTGTCGTGACAGCCACCCAGACCCTGGTCGCCGACGTCCTCGACGGCCTGTTCGGCACCTGGCAGGCGGACGCCACCCTCGCCACCTACGGCGACCGGCTCCTCATCTCCGACGGTCCGCCCGTCATCGACCGGTCCGCCGAGATCGAGTTGTGGGTGGGGGCCACTGGGCTGGAATCCGAGGAGACGGTGGTAACCGGCACCCAGGACTGGGTGACCCTCGGCGACGCGGCGGACGACCGCGACGAAAGCATGGACGTCACCAACGCCATTTGGGTCGCCGCCGGCAGCACCGACATCAAGACCGCCCGCCGGCTGGCGATCACCGTGTTCTCCGCCGCAGCCGCCGCGGTGCGCGGATCGAACCTCGGCATCAACGCGCTCGACCCCACCGTCCAGGTCGTCAGTTGGGAACTGCACCAGGGTCAATTCTCCAGCGGCGTCGGCGCTGTCCTCACCTTCGTCGTCCGGGCCACGGGGCAGCTGTGAGGTTCCTCGTCTGCCACCCCGGCCCGAGCTTCTCCGTACAGGACGTTTACGCCGGTTGGGTCGAGGCTCTGAGGGAACAGGGTCAGCAGGTTTTCGAGTTCCCGCTGGGTGACGCACTCAGCTTCTACGCCCAGGTGCTGCTACCCGCGGGCGAGGGACAGTTCAAACACGCCCTGGACCGCGAGCAGGCCATGAGCCTCGCGGTCGACCGGCTCTACGCATCGATCCTGAAGGTCCGGCCGCACATCCTGCTGCTCGTGAGCGCGTTCTTCGTCCCGCCGGAACTGATGGACATCGCCCGCGCCGGCGGCGTCCGGGTCGTGGTGCTCCACACCGAATCCCCGTACCAGGACAAGCAGCAATTGAAGGTCGCGGAACACGCCGACCTGAACCTGCTTAATGATCCGCTGAACATCGACCAGTTCCGGGCCGTCGCGCCGTCCGAGTACATGCCGCACGCCTACCGGCCGGGCCTGCACCGCCCCGGCCCCGTCGACCCAGATCTCGCGTGTGACCTCGCGTTCGTCGGCACCGGGTACCCGTCCCGGATCGCCTTCTTCGAACGGATGAACCTCAACGGGTTGTCGGTGCTGCTGGCCGGGAACTGGCTCGCTCTCGCCGAAGACTCACCCTTGCGCGCACATGTCGACCACGAACTCGACGAGTGCCTCGACAACGCGGAGACGGTTCGGGTCTACCAGTCCGCAGCGGTCGGACTAAACCTGTATCGGCGTGAGGTCGAGGACGGGTCGCTATCTGACGCCGGGTGGGCCATGGGTCCCCGCGAGGTGGAGATGGCCGCGTGCGGCCTGTTCTTCATGCGTGATCCGCGCCCGGAAGGCGACGAGGTTCTGGACATGCTGCCCACCTTCGCTGGCCCGGAGGACGCATCGGAACAGCTTCGGTGGTGGCTCGCTCATCCCGAGGAGCGCGCCGCCCTGGCGCGCAAGGCAAGAGAAGCGGTCGCCGACCGCACGTTCAAGAACCATGCAGTCCGCCTGTTGCGGCTGCTCGACCGAGGGAGTGGTCAAGATCGCTAGGATCCATGGGCGGAATGGTCGGGTCTACCTCGGTCTGGCCAGTTCTGCGGCAGTAGCAACCCCCTTGCCCTTCTTCGCGAAGTGGTCGATTAAGTTCGCCACCGATAAGGCGGAAGTGACGGCGCTTGGCGACGGCAACAAGATCTACGTCGCCGGGCTCCCGGACGCCTCCGGGGACTTCTCCGGCTTCTACGACGACTCGACGGTGCAGACCTACACCGCTGCGGT